AGGATGATCCGGCGAAGCTGCCCCGGCGTCTGACCATATCTTTGCGACGGTATCAGCCGCCATTTCGGCCTTGCGTTCCCGCGCCCTATCCCGCTCGGCACGCGCCTCGTTCTGACGCCGCATAATTGCCATATTTTCGGTGGCGGTAATTTCGCGGTCCATTTCCGCGATGAATTTGGCCTCAATGCCGTCACGCCAACAGCCAAAGCGGCCAGCCTGTGGCTCGTCGGGGAATATGATATACCAACCACTGTCATCTTTCTTGCGGCCCTTGGTCGAGAAGCGGTGAAGCTGCCCGTCTATCTTTAGGTCGGGTGGTGGCTCAATGCCAGCCTGACGCATAGCAAGCGCAAGCTGCACTTCTGGCGGGTCAATATGTGGCCTGCTATCCCATCCTGGCGGCAAGATGCGCGTTAGGTCAGTCATTTATCTCGTCCTCCGCCAATTTTGCGTATCCCTGAACATCAAGCCAGTGATCTGGCTCGTTATTGTCGCCGCAACAGATACGCGCAATTTTCGAACAGATCATGTCTAGCGCTTCGTGCTGAATAGGCGATAGCTTCCCGGCTGCGGATTCTGCGACAATCTCCTTTAGCGCCTGTGCTGTTCCCGCCGTGTGCCGAAAATCGCCGTGTGTTTTAGCGCGTTTTTTTAAGTATATTAAAGTTGAATTCTCCCCTTTACTCATCCACCTTCAACTCCTCTTTAAAGTACCGAATAGTTTGTTTGAGGCCAATCTCAAAAACTGTTTTGGGTGACCACTTTAACCGATCTTTAGCCAATTCAATATCAGGCTTTCTCCTTATAGGATCGTTAATAGGCAACGGTTTATACGACAATTTAGAATTACTTTCAGTCAATCTAATGATAATATTCGCCGCGTCTTTAACGGTAATTTCTTTAGGGTTGCCGATATTCACAGGCCCCATAAAATGATCGTCAAAAATATTCATGAGAGATATTAAGCCATCTACCGTATCGTCTACATAACAAAACGATCTGGTTTGATAGCCGTCGCCATATACTGTGATTGGTTCATTTTTTAGTGCTTGGCATATAAAATTAGACACAACTCTGCCGTCTGAGGGATCCATAAATGGGCCATAAGTGTTAAATATACGCGCAATTTTCACATTAACGCCAACCGTATTAAAATATTCATAGCAATACGTTTCTGCTACTCGCTTTCCTTCGTCATAGCACGATCTTGGTCCTATCGGATTGACATTACCCCAATACCCCTCTGTTTGAGGATGAATAATAGGATCGCCATACACCTCGCTAGTAGATGCCTGAAGAAAAGTCGCGCCGCATTCTCGTGCGATTTCGAGCAATTTAACGACGCCAGCTGTATTGGTGCGTAAAGTATGAAGCGGATCAGACTGGTACTGAGGAGGTGACGCCGGACAAGCCAAATTATAAATCTGATCAAACTCTATATTCGAGTTGAAATTACAAATATCCTCAAGATATATTTTAGCGCCTTCTGGCCTGTTAACGTGCCGGCCAGTACTAAGGTCGTCAACTATAAATATATCATGACCCTCTGATGCTAATTTTCTCGAAAGATTAGCGCCAATAAAGCCCAACCCACCTGCGATTAAGATTTTCATTTGGTTTCTCCTTTGAAGTAGTTAATATAAGGTTTCTCATAGGGCCTATCTCGCCACACGTCTCCGTCTAATTCTTGCAATTTCATGCCGAAATTGTTGATTTTTTCTTTAGGTTTATATCCATCTATAAATATGGGCTTATTTTTTCGAAAAGGCTTGTAATTTACATGATGTTGCCATCGGCCCCATTTCCATGTTATTTTAGCAACGTCCGGGTGTTGCCCCACTAGGCTTTCCGCCATCAATAATCTGCCGTCCATTTTTTTATCTTGCTTATATAGCTCGTCTGAGTTGCCACCCTTCATAGTCATAGTTTGGCTTTTGCCGCAAAGAAACGCATTAAAAAGGGCTGTGCAATATCCGCTTTTTAGGGTACGCAAAGACAGGTCGGTGTCCTCGTTATATTTACCTCGCCATCTATGCTCTAAGGAATTTTCTATCAAAATACACGAATATACCCGAGTGTTCATGTATAGCGGCGGAATTTTCTTTTCTTTGCGGCTTGCAAACATAAAATAGTTCATGCCCGATATGGGCATGTTTTTATACCTATCGGAAAAATCTTCAATTACTCTAAAGCATGTTCCGCAAGCCACTGGCGTCTTTAGGTTTCTATTTAAGCGAAAAAACCCATTTATATTATCGTCTAAAATCCAATGCCTTTTTGCGCCAATAGAGATAGAATGATCCCATACCCAATTCCTTGCTGGAATAGAACCCTGCCCTAAATTAGAAAAAGGCAATGTGAGGATTTTAGATGGCTCTATTACAGCCGCATATTCATCATACTCTTGCGGCTCCACGACAATAGAATATGGCACTTCTATAGCCTCTAAAGACTTGGCCGTTAATCGGCTTTCCCATCGCCCTTTACTGATTATATACACAGGATATTTAGGATTCATGACGATACCTCTTATTTGCCATTCTCCCAATTTCCGCCTCGGGATACCAAATAGAGCGAGTTGTAGGTAAGATGGTTTGGTTTAAAAGTTTTGCAAATTCCTTTAAGTCGTTTTCGTCCTCAAAATGAACCGTAATGGAATACATTGGCGTTAAGTCATCCTGAGTAAATTCAGGCATATCGTGCCAATGTTCTCCCCATAAGGTTCCTTCTGTATCGCTCAAAAAGGTCATTTGATCTTTTTTGCTCATGTCTCTTTGCTCCCTTTTTCAATTAAGATACTTTGAGTTTGCCTTTCGTGATCCGCTCGATTTGGTATTGCCGAAGCGGCGGGACTTTATCGCCCCATTGAGCCACGGCGGCTTGGCTGATATTAAGCGCCTCGGCTAGCTTCGTCTGCGTGCCAAAATACGCCAGAACGTCTTTCATATTCATTTCGTCCTCCGTTCATTTAGGGCTTTACATATAAGCCGTCTTAATTTATTTGTAAACATGAAAGCGCGAACGGATGGTCCGACAGCGCGAAAAAAGGAGATGGCCTGATGGCGATTAATTTGCAAAACACAAACGCCGTAAAAGCTGACGGCGTTAAAATTCTTGTTTACGGACAAGCTGGCGCGGGTAAAACCTCGCTTATTCCTACGTTGCCCAATACGGTAATTTTATCAGCAGAAGGCGGATTGCTTTCTATTGCCGATAGCGGGTTGCCGTTCATCCAAATCACCGACATGGCGACTTTGCGCGAAGCATATACGTGGTTGCTTGGAAGCGACGAAGCGAAGCAGTTTCAATCGGTTGCTTTGGATAGCATTTCAGAGATTGGCGAAGTTTGCCTTGGCGCTGAAATGAAAAAGGCCAAAGACCCGCGCCAAGCGTATGGCGAGATGCAAACGACGATGGCGGAGGCCATTCGCTCGTTTCGCGACCTGCCCCATAAAAACGTCTATTTCTCCGCCAAGCTAGAAAAGACCCAAGATGAAATGGGTCGGCTACTTTACTCGCCGTCGATGCCGGGGAATAAAACCGGCCAAGCCCTACCGTATTTCTTTGACATCGTGGCCGCGCTGCGTGTTGAGAAAGACGCCGAGGGCATCATGCAACGTGCGCTGATGCTTGAAACAGACGGGCTTTGGCAGGCGAAAGATCGGTCTGGCAAGCTGGAACCTTGGGAACAATGCGACCTCGGAGCGATCATTGAAAAGATTGGGGGCGCGACATGAACAACCTTGACCCTCTACTTCAAGAATGGATTGACGCCAAGGAAGGCGAGAAGGCAGCGCAAGAATGGCGTCGGTCGATTGAGGATCAACTGCTTGAGGCGATTGTCGTCCCGGATGATCTAGAAGGCGTTATCAACCCGACCGTTAGTGAGCAATACAAAATCAAAATCACGGGCCGCATGACGCGCAAGGTGGACAGCGACCGTATTCAAGAAATCGCGGCTGAGAACGGCATAACCGACCAACTGAGCGTTTTGTTTCGGTGGAAGCCGGAAATCAATATGGCCGTCTGGAAAGCCACAAACCCGTCAGTCACCGACCTGCTACTTGACGGGATTACGACAAAGCCAGGTCGCCCATCATTCACCATAGAGAAGGAGTAAGCCAAATGGCTTTCATTGATTTTGACCTGAACGACGAAGAATACAAAGAAGACGGTGGATTTGAGCCGCTACCGGCTGGCTGGTACACGGCGAAAATTACCCAAGCCGACTTGACGCAGACGAAAGCCGGAACTGGCCAATATATCAAAATGCGCTTTGATATCACAGGGCCGACGCATGAGGGCCGCGTGGTGTTCGCCAACATCAACATCAACAACCCGAACCCGACCGCCG